GCCGCCAACTCCTCGATCTCGATGTTGCTTTGCGCTGCCAACGGAGCGATCTGGGCGAAGGTCGAGGCCAGATCAGCCGCGGTCACCTTGCCGCGTTCGATCGCCTTGGCAAAGATGTCGGAGAACCGGCTGGCTTGGGTGGCGTCCCCGCCGTAGGCGTTGATCGCCGTGGTCAGCAGATCGACCGCCTCACTCGCGGTCGAGAGGCCGCCGATACTCAGTGTGACGGAAGCGGTGAGGACGGCCTGGGCGTGCCCGGCAGCCACACCCGCCGACAGCAGGTCGTAGTACCCCTGCGTCAGTTCTTCGAGGGGCGTGCCGGTATCCCGCGCGAGGGCTCGGATCGAGGCGCCGATCGCGTCGAGCTGATCCGGCGTGGCCCGTGCGATCGTGTTGATCGTATTCATCTGGGCCTCGAAGTCGCCGGCAGCCTTGATGCTGTACGCGACTCCGGCAGCGAAGGCCGCGCCCCCGGCCATGAGAGCCCGTTCGAGGTTCCGCCCGGCGTTCGAGATGCCGCGCCCGATCTGCTTGTCGAGCCCGGCCAGATCCTTCTTGAGCCCCGCGATGGCCTTGCCGGCGAGGTTCTTGGCCGTGATGAGGATGTTCAGCTCGTGAGAAGCCATCTAGTCGTCGTCCTCATCGAGTAAGAGGGCGGCGCGAATGGCCGCCCGATGTTCACGGGCCTTGCGAAGTTGTGTCCGAGCGCGGGCAATCCGGCGTCGGTTCAGGCTTTCGGTCTGCTGGGGGGTCTTGGCCCGCGATGCCCGCTCGGCGTCCTCGATGTCCGAGGCGAACCGATCGACGTCCAGCGTGGCACCGTCCTTCAGCAGTCGGACGTACTCCATCCAGTGCCGCGCCTGGACGACGCGGGCGTCGGCTGTCCGCAGTCGAGCCTCGGTCCACGGGCCATCGGCCAGCAGAACGAGGTCATACGCCTCGGGGCTCTCGTCGGGATGGAGGATGCGTTCGCCGGTCAGCAGTTGACTCAGCGAACGCTTCAGGGGTTTGGGAGGTCGTCCCCGTCGCGGGCGTCGTTGTCCACCTTGTCGATCGCTTCCCAGACCTTGGTCGCGGTGGCTTCGTCCAGGTCGCTCAGGGTCGCCTGCGAGATCGGCAGTTTGCGGCCCTTCTCGTCCACGAAGTTCCAGTCCTTGACCCGCTTCAGGAAGCGGTATCGGCTGGCCGCCTCGACTCCCTGACCGAACGCATCGGCCAGGCCCATCTTGTCCATGTACGAGTACCGCAGCGACAGGCGAACGAAGTCCACCGGGTGCGGGGTGTTCGGACACTCGCATGGCCCGAGTTCGATCTGCTTGACCGCGTTGCGGTCTACGACGTGCGGCATCTTGCCCTCCATTCCCTCCACAGACAAAGAGGCCGACCGGGGTTGGAGGGCACCCCGGCCAGCCTCGTCAATGCGTGGCCGCTACGGAAGGGCGGACACGAGGTTGGTGACCGCGATGACCAGATCGCTGACCAGCGTCGAGTCGTACAGCGACTCGGCCTCGATCGCCATCAGGCGCTCACCGTCCCGACCGTCGGGCTCAATGTGGGCGTCCTTGATGAGCAGCCGGTGGTCGATCGTCAGCAGCGCGTTGGCCGCGGTGGCGCCCGACGCCTTGATCCGCCAGCGGCGTTCGGTCGGAACCGCACCGGCGACGTTGAAGATGTCGAAGGCATCCGAGACCGCGGTGGCGCTCTCCTTGATGACCGCTGACACCGTGCAGAGGCGCTTGCCTCGTCCGACGCCACTCATCACGTCTGCCGTCCCGCCGTAGACGCGGCCCGGCTTGGGATCTTCGACCCGCAGCCGATACGACACGAGCGACCCGGACAGTTCCGCGAGGGAGGCGAAGGCGGTGCCGACCGGCCCCTCATACAGTTGGGTCGTGTGGCCCTCGATCGTCTCGAGGGTGCCCGGTGCGGACAGCCCGGCGGTGGCCGTGGTCGTTCCGTACTGCGCCCCCTGGAGGTCGGCGCTGACCGTCCACATGGCGTTCTCGCCAGCCCCGAGGGTATCGAAGCCGATCTCGAAGCCGGTGCAGACGACGCCGGTGGCGATCCAGTCCTGGGTGTCCTCGCTCACCTCGACGGTGTACGACTTGTGGGTCGAGCTGGTGATGTCGCCGGTCCAGGTGTGGACGTAGGTGCCCGAGCCGGTGGTGACCGCCGTCCCGAGGGCCATCTGGAAGATGTGCCCGATGTCCTGGAAGCGGCCCGGAGACGACAGGCTGGCGGTGGCGATACGGACACCGTGACTGCCGCGCCCGGCTTGGTTGCGGACAGCCCGCCCGTAGTCCTCGTCGGGGACTTCGGTGGCCCGGTTCAGGGTGAACTCACCGCTGCCGGGATCGCAGGGGAACACGGTCGTCGCGTTCACCTCGGTTGCGAATACGGACTCCTGTCCGAACTGAAGGCTTCGGTATGCGGCCTCAGCCATCGGTGGTCACTCCTTTCGAGTCGGCTGGTGCCGCCGCGGCGTAGATGCCGGTTCCGAGCAGGAACGCGGCCAAGTCCTCTGCCGTCGCTGCGTAGCGGCGGGCGATGAATGGATCGGCGGCCAACCGTTCGAGGTCGGCGTCGGTGAGATCGCGGGCCGGCACGTTGGGCACGGACGGTTCCCCGCCCTCGTTGCCGGCATACAAAAGCGCCGACCCTGGGGCCGGCTTGGTCTTGGGCATGGGAACCTCTGCTAGTCGTCTAGTCCGAGAGAGCGGGCCAGTTCGCGCTCGGCCACGTCCACCGCTTCGTCGCCGTACTGGTTGGCTACGCGGCTGATGATTGGGTCGGCCTTGGCACCCGTGACCTGGTGGCCCCGGCTGAAGTGCTGGACGCCGCCCGATGACCACGCCTGCACGGCCTTGCCCGACCGCTTCGGCTTGGTCGAGTGGCCCTTCGTGCCGGAGATCAGGAAGTGCTCGCGCGAGCTGCGGTACTTGACGATGGCCGCGGGCTTGTTCTTCTTCGCCGCGCCGGCGCTGACCCGGTTCTTCAGGTGGTAGCCGAAGTGGCCCGGCCCGGTGGGCGTGGCCGCCTTGACCTTCGGCTTGAGGAACTTCGCGCCCTTCGCCAGCGCCTTGCCGATCGTCCGTTTGTTGGTCTTGGCATCGAGTTTGTCGAGGGCCAGTTCGACCTCTTTGGCGTCTACCTTGATGGTGAAACTCATGGGACCAGCGTCACCACGTCCTCGGTCCAGACGTGGGCGACCAGGTGCCAGGCGTGGTACTCGTCGCCCGCATAGGTCACGACCTCGGGAGTCCACGTCAGCAGGCGCGACTTCAGCACGCCGGTCACCGACAGGTTCATGTCGCCGTGAAGCGCGTCGATCAGCCTGCCGAGCCAGACGAGCATCGCCAGTTTGTCGCGGGCGATGTCGCCGGTTGCGCGGGAGTGGAGGAAGTAGACATCGAACGAGTGCTCGATCCGTCGGGAGCCCTGCTGTTCGACGGTGACCTCGGACTCGGGCAGTTCGACCACGACGTAGGGCGTGGCCGGGATGTTGTTCGGCGTCCGGGCGGTGGAGCCGCGGATGGCCGTTCCGCCGGGGATCGCGGTACCGCTGGTGAGCGAGGCGTAGCGTGCTGCCAGGCCATCGGCCACGGCCAGCATATCGACGCTCATGCTGCGACCAGGCGGTGGACTCGGTAATCGCGCAGGATGTTCCTATCTTCCGGCGACACGAACCGGGTGACGATCGGTGCGCCGGTCTCATCCGAGCCAACGATGTCGGTCTGCCCGCTCATCCGGGCGTGCCAGATGCGGACCACGATGGCCTCGGCTATCTCGGCCACCTTGTACGGGATGGCCGCCCAGCCGAAGGCGCCGACGACGGTGATGTTGCCGTAGCCCGTGCCGAAGGTGGCGACCGCGCCGGTCGGGGCGTCGATGAACTCCAGCTCGAAGCCGGGCCAGTCCGGTCGGCGGTTGTGGGAGCGCGGCAGGACGACGAGATCGCCGGTCGTGGCCGCAACGCCGGTCGCCCCGGTGGACGGGGCCACGGTGACTGCCGAGAACGTGCGGATGCCCTGCGGGATGTAGAGCGTCCGCCCCGACGGGGACGCATCGTAGGTCGCGTCAAAGGTGGCGGTGCCCGCGGTGACCGGACCAACCTGCCGACCGCAGTATTGCTCGATCCACTCGTTGGTCGCGTTGACGTAGCCGCCGAGCAAGGTGTCGTCGGTGGTATCCCCCGAGCCGATGCCCAGTCGGGCCTTGACGGCGGTCCCCGTGGTGTACGAGAGAGCGGTCATCGGGTCTCCATCTCGGGTTCAGTCATCATCACTTCCAGACGCGGCGTGCCCGTCCCGTGATGTCGATGGGGGTGTAGTCGAGTGGTACGGGCCGGTTGTACGGTCTCGTGAAGGATTCGGCCCCTGGGGATCCGCCCCACTTGGCCATATACCGGGCCGCGTTCATCGGGAACGTCCTGGCATTGGCCGTCGCAAACGCAGTCGCACTGATCGTCGCTGACCGCTGGTGTGTGATCTGTCCGTTGTGTGAGATCCATTCGACCCCTCCCTGCTGGCATCGGTACTGATAGTCATCGTCGTCGTAGTACGCGGGGTAGAAGCCCCATTCATCGAGCAGTCCGACCGCCTCGACACACTCGCGGTTGAGCGCGGCGTAGGCGAAGCGCAACAGCCGCTCGTCGGATCGGTCGCCGGTGATGAGTCGCGGTCCCCGTGCGCCGTCCATCGTGTTCTCGATGATGTCCAGGTCGCGGAGCGTGAAGGTCACGTCGATCGACGCCCACATCCACCACGGCGCCTCGGGCGTCTGGCTGATTCCGGCGTTGATCCCGCCGGAGAAGCCGAGGTTCAGGATGGGCCGGATGTGCTCGGCGCCGGGATGGCGCATCCCGATCTGGCCGTTGTCCACGATCACGACCCGCTCAACCGATCCCTCGACGGTGGACAGCATCCGCCGGGCGAGATCCCAGTGGTTGAGGACCGGGACGATGAGGACCGGGATCATGCGGGCGGTGCCAACGGAAGGTCTGGCGGGAGGGAGACCGGCCCCGTCCGCCGGGCCAGGATGAACACGCCCGGTTGCGCCGGGTCCGATTCCAGCGCCTCGATCGCCATGTCCGCGAAAGCCGCTCGTAGGTCGTCAGGGGTGAACCGCCAATAGTCGAACGGGTATCCGTGGTAGGCGAAGCCGGGAGAGCGCGTCGTGAGAATGACGGCCCCCCCGACCCGGCAGAGGGATTTGAGAGCAAGGGTCAGGTCGCGCCACAGTTGCTCGTGTTCGAGGACTTCGGTGCAGATGACCAGATCGAATGACTCGGGGCCGAACTCGACCAAAGCCGAGTGGCCGTTGAGGATGCGGTCCACGCCGGGGCCGGGCTGGATGTCGATGCCGATGTATTCGCCCGCGTCAGTGACGAGTGAGCGGTACGAGCCGTTCACGTCGAAGGCACCGACCTCGATGACCCGTAGGCCGGCGGTTGGGGGGAGGTGTGTCCGCCCGAAGTTCATCGTCGAGGGCGTCATACCCCCACCGCCGCGGCGCCGGAGATGTGGTGATGGTCGAGTACCTGGCCGATGGCGACCGGGTGGAATGGCCCGAGCGTGACGTGGAGTGACCGCCAGAACGTCGCGTCAGCGAGGTCCGGGTCGGCAAGGGCCATGTCGAGCGGCCAGCGGTCGTCAGTGCGACGGTGCATGACCTGGGTGTAGTTCAGGAAGCACCATGCGTCGGGGATGACCATGCCCGCGTGGACCGTATCGTTGCGGTGGCCGGTTCGCTGCTGCCCGCAGTAGACCGCGCCGATGAGCGGGTCGGCCTCGAGGGCTTCGAGCATGAGGGCGAACTTGTCGGGGCTTGGCATCGAGCCGTTGTCGAGGTAGCAGATCGCGTCGGCGTCCGTCCGGTCGAGTGCCCAGTTGATCTTGTTCGAGTACGGGATGACCGAGTACCGGCCCCCGCCGTCGAGCGGGGTGTGGAGGATCTGGACCCGGATGCGCGGGTCGGTGGCCGCTTCCTCGGGGACCGCCGCCGCATCGTGTTCGTCCTCGCACATGATCCAGAACTCGTCGGGCGGGCGGGTCGATTCGACCATGACCCGCGTCAGGAGTTCCGCCGTCCGCTCGTGGCGTCGGTAGAACGTACCGATGACGGCGAGCCTCACAGCGCGGCCCTGATCATCGAGGCTGAGATAGACGCGGTATACGGGACATAAACCAGGTCAATGCCGCGGTCGGCCAGCCAGCGGGGGGTGAACCCCATCTGGGCGTAGTAGTCGCGGTGTTCCCAGTCGGAGCCGATGGCGATGATGTTCGGCTTCACCGACTCGATGGCCGGCTTGCTGTCCGCCCCGCCGAAGTTCGGGATGACCCGATCCACATACCGACAGCCGACGAGGACTTCCAGCCGGGCCGCGTAGGGAATGATCGGTGGACGGCCTTTGTAGGTGGTGATGAACTCGTCGGTGTTCAGCGACACGATGACCGACCCGCCCTTCGCCAGTTCGCGGCATCGGGCGAGGAAGCGGACGTGGCCGTAGTGGAACAGGTCGAACGTGCCTCCGGTGTAAAGCCTCATCGCAACCACTCCGGGTTCGCCATCGTCCAGGCGACCGTCCGCGCCAGCGACTCGTGCAGTCCGACCGGCGGCGTCCAGCCGAGCGTCCGTAAGGTTCCCCCGTCGAGGGCGTAGCGGGCGTCGTGGCCGGGGCGGGTGGCGTGGAAGTCCAGCAGCTCGTAGTCGAGCGGCTTGCCAACCAGGTCGGCCACCTCACGGGCCAGTTCGAGGTTGTCGATCTCCGACTCCCCGACCACGTTGTACCGGCTCGGTCGGGCTCGCTTGGGGTAGGTGGCCGGTGTCAGTTGCTCGAGGATGAACAGCAGCGCGTCGGCGTGGTTCCGAGCGTGGAGGTAGAACCGGCTGCCGATCTGTTTCGGACTGCCGTGGACCGTCACCTTCTCCCCCGCCGCGATCCGGCGAATGAGCATCGGGATGTATTTCTCGGTGTCTTGCCGTTCCCCAAAGTTGTTCATCGTGTTGGTGATGACCACCGGCACGCCGTAGGTCCGCCAGTACGAGATGGCGATCGCTTCCTGGGCGGCCTTGCTGGCGGCGTAGGGGTTGCTCGGGACGATGGCGTCCCACTCGGCGGCGAAGTGGCCCACCGGGGCCGGCCCGTACACCTCGTCGGTACTCACCTGGACGAACGCCAGCGGCTTCACCAGTCGGGCGTATTCGAGCATCGTGATCGCGGTGCTGACGTTGTTCTCGATGAAGGGCCGCGGATCTTCGATCGAGCGGTCCACATGGGATTCGGCAGCGGCGTTGATGATGTAGTCGATGGGACCGATGCGCTCGGCCTGTCGCTCGCTGATCGGGGCGGTGAGGTCGGCGTGGTGGATCGTCACCTGCGGCCCGAAGGAGTCGGCCCGGAGGGCATCGCCGCGATGACGGAACGAGGCGAGGCCGATGATGTCCCAGTCGGTATTCGCCTGAAGATGCTCGACGATGTGACTGCCGATGAAGCCGGCGATGCCGGTCAGCAGGACTCTCACTTGCGAGCCCGCCGTTCGGCCCGATTGGGCTTCGGGAGCTGCGCGTCGAGTTCACGCAGGAACGGTCGCCAATAGCGGTCGTAGACCAACGTGGTGTCGTACTCGGCAGCCTTGGCTATGGCCGCTTCTCGGGGCTCTGGTAGGCCCCTAGCGGCATACGCCTCGGTCAGTCTGTCGATGATGGACCCGACCAGCGGGGTGAAGTAGAACGATCCCTGGAGTGCGTCCCAGGACGGCTGCCCCTTGACCAACCAGCCAGAGGCCGCGAGTTCGGGTTGGGCGCTGAAGTCGCTGACGATGACCGGCACGCCGCACGCTTGCGCTTCGATGACCGGGATGCCGAACCCCTCCCCCATCGACGACGCCAACAGCACGTCGCCCATCGAGTAGAGAGCCGACAGATCCGCCTGCCCGATCTGTCCGCTGGCGTAGGCGTAGGCGTCGGTGTAGGCGATCCGGTCGGTCGGCATTTGGACCGCCAGTTCGAGCATCGGTAGGTCGAGCCCGCCCGGTGGGGTCTGCGTCCGGTCGGAGTGGACGTACAGGTAGGCGTCGGGATGCTGGCGCATGAAGTACGACGCCGCCAGGAACATCTCGCCCCATGCCTTCCGCGGCGGGGCGATGCCCTGGTTGGCCGCGGCGATGACGATGACGAACGCATCGGCGGGGATGCCCAACATCTCACGCGGCGTGCGCCCCGAAGTGAGCGCCGGGGTGGGTTTGAATATCTCGGTGTTGACCGAGTGCGGGATGTAGGTTGATTCGATGTCCTGGTCGCGGAGCATTCGCTGGCCGAAGCGGCTCATGGCGATCGGGGTCACGGTCTTGGCCCACTCGCTCACTTCGGGTGGGACCGGCTGATGATCGACCGGCACCCATGAGGCGACCCGCTCGGGGAACTCCCGGCGGACCAGCGGCCAGACGTCGTACAGGGTAATCATCCAGTCGCCGCGCCAGTGGGCGTGGTGGGCGCGGGCGATGTCGTTGCTGTATTTGTCCTTGCCGGCGGGGTAGATCGGGATGCCGTTCCACTCGATCGCCGCGCCGTACTGTCCCCAGTTGGCGGCGATGGCGACTTGATGGCCGTCGGCTACCAGCCGGGGAACGATCTCCGCGGTCTGGACGCCGTAGCCGGTGCCCGCCAGCGGGGTATTACTGAACCAGGTGATCCGCACGTCGCCCTCCAGCGTGGAATGGGGGAAGGCCGCTTACGGCGGCCAGTCGGACCCGTCTAGGTGCGGGTCAGAGCCGGGACTAGGCGGCGGCTGAGACGAGGTAAGCCACCGCAACGGTGTCCACCAGGTCTCCGTCGATGCGCTCCACAACCTTCAGCGCCAACTGGTCGGTGCTGAACTTGTAGTGCTCGGACAGTTCGACTCGGGCAGGGGTCACCCGCTGCACCCAGTACGCCTTGAAGTCCCCGAACGCGATGGACTTGCTGGCCGAAGCCACCGCAGCCATCGCCGGGTTCTCAAAGATGGGCCGTCCCAGCAACGACTCCGGCTGGCCGGGGGCCAGCGATGCCTGCCAGAGGAACTGGCCGGTGGAATCCTGGAGCTTGCGAACCTTCGCCAAGCCGGTATTCGATGCCTGCCAGGTGCCGACCTGCCGGTAAGGGGCAGCGCGGCTGTAGAACAGGTCAACGATGTCAGCCGGCCCGAAGAACGGGTTGTTCGCCGTGCCGGTGGCCGTGCCAGCGTTGGCGCCAGCGGTGATGAAGCCGTTGGGCTTGCCGCTGTCGTCGCCGGTGGTCAGG